CCGAATGCTGAGTTGAACAATTCGCTGTTCTGCTTGCTCGTCGCCGCATCAAGCTCAGAGATCAGCTCATCTCTGGCGCCGTCGATCTTGTTGGCCTGCGTGATAGCGTCAGCGATAGCCGCCGTTGCAACATCAGGAGATGCCATGCGAAGTACTGAAAGCGTGTAAGAGGCGCTGGCATCAAGGCCAGACAGCTCTGCAGCTTCTTCCGCCGTCATTGCGCCCGAGTTGACTTCGTCTTGGTATTGCAGGGCGCGAGCCAGAGCGACACCCTTTGCTGGATCACTGGCGACAAAACCAGCCGCCAGGTTACCAACGATCTTGTTGACCATCTCTGTGTTGACCGTCTGCGCCATCTCAGGCGTAACAATGCCGGCAGCAATGTCGGATTGCATGTCAGCGCTGGCCGCAGTCAACAGCATCGCGGCAGCGGCTGGGTCGGTATCGGGGTTGCTCAGTTGCGCGACCAACGCCTCTTGCCGAGCCGATGATGCGGCAGCAGCTCTGGCCTTGATCCGCGACTCAACCGCATCACGCAGTTGGAAACGCAGCGTCAGCTCTTGCTGATTGAAGCGGGCGTTGAATGCTTCCGTCATCGATCGGCTGGACAGCCCATCGGCCAAGCGCTCGCGCATCTCCTTGGTCGAAACCTGCCAAGCACCCGTGCCTTTTTCGTTCAAAACGTCGCCAAGGCGCGAGCTTTCTTTCAGGCTATCGGCAAGATTGCGCATCTCTTCTTCGGCGCCGAGCAGTGCCTCATTGTACTGGATCTTGGCTTCCGCTTCGGCCCGAGCCAGAGCGTACTTGTTGATCTCGCTAAACGCAGTGCCAGCGACCTCACCCTTGCGCAGCTCTGCCTGCACAAAGACGTTGGGGTCCATTCGCGCCCTGATGCTTGCGCCAGGTGCTTCGTTGGTGGCTTGAGCCTCAGAGCGGAAGACCGGGATGCGCATGGATTACCTGCCAAACAGTTTGTATTCGTAGCCGATCTGAGCAGCCTGGCCGACCGAGCCGATCAGGCTTGCCGTTCCTGCTGCGCGTAGTCCAGACGCCTGAGCCTGACCGCCCATGCGGGAAAGCTCTGCATTCAGTCTGGCCGACTCTTGTTCGTCTGAGATCTGCATGTTCGTAATCTCTTTGTTGAACTCGGCCACATCTTGTTCATACTGGAATTCGCGAGCATTCTCACGCAGTATTTGCAGCGGAGAGCCTTGCGACATGTCAATGCCGGCAAAACCAAAGCCAGCCCGCACTGCGCCCTGCACGTCTCGCTCAAACGCTCTTTTGCTGCGCTCAGCTTGGGTCAGGAAGTTTGCATTGAAGATCTCGCGCTGACGCTCAAGCAGGTCGATGTCGCGCTCAATGATCTTGGCATTGAACTCGCCTGCACGCTGCGCTGCCGCAGCGGCCTTGTCAGATGAGCGCTTGGCTTGCGCCCCACCAAGCAGGGAGGCTCCAAGGGCTAAGATCTGGAACATCACTCACCTCATTTGTCGAAGGTGTTCATGCGCGGGAAGAGCGCAAGAACAGTTAGTGGGAGCGGCTGAGTTTGCCGCGCATAGATGCGATCGTCATCGTCAAAGCCACCTTCAAACTCAACATCCTTGTCGCCGGTGAACAACGGCACAGCCTGATCCATCGGCATGGAGCTGTCGCGGAAGTAGATGCGGTCAAGCTTGTCCGAGCCGCTTCCGATCTCAGCGCCGACCGTCTCATGCAGTCGAACCGTGATGGCGTGGATGCGCTTTGGCTTGCCTTGGCTCGTGCCGTCAACAGATCCAGCCTCCAGGCGCAAGGTCTCCATCACGCTGGTGTAGCCGTAGCCGATAGCCGCAACCGTGGTAGAGACGTTCAGGCCGACAGCGCCATTGGCAACCGTTTTGTCCTGGTGGCTTGCGCCGTTGGCCAGGATAGACACCGTCTCGCCCTGCAGGTGGTGCAGGCCAGACAGGGTGGTCACGGCGCTGCCACTGTAAGCCAGGCCGCTGTCTACAAAGAAAGCGCCGGTGGTCACGCCGCCGAAACTGAATGGCTTCATCAGCTCAATGTACCGCTTGGTCACGCCGTTGATCGTGCGCTTGACGACCATGTACAGCTCGTCCTCGCCAGTGTCGGTCGGCAACGTGGCAACGCTTTCAACGACCGCTTGGCCACCGCTGAAGGTGCCGCCGATCACATGCTTGTGAAACGCGACCACCTGTTCTTCGCGGCGGTAGGTCATGCCGACAAGCGTGCCATCAGCTCTCACCATCCAGATGACGCTGTCAGGCTCTTGCTGGTAAGCGAACTGCGTGATGCCGCCCTCAGTGATATGCTCAGCCAGGATCGACATGTCGGGCGCCTGATAGGCGTCAGCATTGATGTCACCGACGTACTTGAATTCGCGGATCTTGCGATTGCCGCGCTGCAGAAACAGCGTCACGTCGGCAACCTGCACAGGTTCGATCGGCGCAGTGCCGTAGTTCGAGTACTTGCGGATCAGTGTCGTGGTCGGCGTCACAGGCCCATCGCTGGTGGCCGTCACGACATATTCGCCGCCAGAGGTGCCAAGGGTCAGAACCCTGGTGGCCGACAGATAGCGGATCGCGTTTACCTGGTTGGAGGCGATCGTGTAGATCAGCGCGTCATCAGCAGCCGTGCCGACCGTAAAGTTCAGGTAGTCGCCGTTCTTTGAGAACCAGAGCGTCTGCGGGTTGTTGTTGGTGTTTGCAAACACCAGGCGCTGCTCAAAGAAGGTCACCACGCTGGGGCGGTTATTTGAGCCGCTAAGGCCAGGCGTAGGCGAGCCAGAGATCGTTGCGGTGGCCAGCGTCCAAGCCGCAGATCCAGTGCGCGACAGCACGCGGATGTCGTAGCTGGGATGCACGATGTACATCGTATCAGCCGATTGCGCATACCGCAGGGTGAACAGATCAGCCTCAACATACGGGGTCGAGATCTGGTAGATCTTGTCAGCCGTGCCGCCCGAGGTGAACGTCGTAAACGCGGTTGTATCGATCGCCACCCCGAACAGATCGGTCAGCGTAAAGGTGTTGGTCGTTGCGTTGTCCACAATGTAGTTGCGGTCATTCAACTGCGTCATGCCACCAACGCCAGTGATGTAGATTTCTTCGCCATCGCTGAAGCCGTGCGAGTTGGAAGTGATCACACCAGGGTTGGCCTTCGTCACAGCAGTGATCGTCTTGGCCGAGCCGGTCAGAACCTGCAGGCCATTGCGGTACACCCGCATGGTCTCTGGCCCAAACTCCAAGATGTAGGTGTCGCTGGTCTTGAACTGAAACGGGATCAGGCGAGCCTTGGCTGCGCTGTTCTTAACCTCTCCAAGAAACTCAGTGCCTGGCCGGCGGGTCACACCACCGTGCGGCATACACACCATGTTCGTCAGCTCTGACAGACCCTGGCGGTATTTCTCAAGAGTGATCTGGCCCTCAAGCCGTGGCGAGATCTCGCCTGCAGTGAATGAGCTTAAAGCCGGTGCTGAACGAGCCATCAGAACCTCGATTCGATAAAGTCACTTGCCTCAAGCTTCTGCGGCGCACCTTCGGTCGCATCAACGAACCGAGCCTCGCGCAGCTTCTCATCATAGAGCGCGGTCACAAGCTGCACGACCGTGGTCGATCCAGTGACAGCATAGGCGATCTCCATCGCCAGACGCGCAGCCAAAGCCTCAACTAGGCTGGCATCGTATTCCTGAGGATCAGTTACCCGCGCAACATATTTGATCCGAGCCGTGCCTTCGTCCGTAAGAAGCTTACGACCCTCAATGACAAACACCGGGCCTCCACGATTGGAGAACATGTTGTCTTGCGGGTAGGACAGAGCGCCATTGCTAAACTCAAGCACCCGCAAGCAGTACGGGTCGGTCGGCAGCGCGTACTGTCGGGTATAGCCAAACGCAGGAGCTTGCGTCTCCTGGGCCAGCTCAGCGCGGCGGATCAGGCAATTCCAAGGATGGGAGCGAAAGACAGCATCGCGGGCAGATTCATAGCGCTGGTTGACCAGGCGCCCTGCCTTGCTGTTTTCATCAAGGCTAGAAATGTTCGAGCCACCGATCATGTTGAGCGCGTAGTTCGCAATATCAACTGTGCTTGTCATCGGATCGCCCCTTGTGGTGGTAAGGGGGCAGTTGCCCGCCCCCTTAGTTTTTTTAGTCGACAGCGTACAGGATCGTCAGCTCAATGGTGCCGCTGGCAGTAGCGCCGCCAAGCGTCACCGTGACCGGCAAGCCGTTTGCGTTGGCATCGACCTCAGTCCCCGAACCCAAAGCCAGGGTTGCCGCGATAGCGGTCCTAGCAGCCGAAGCAGTCGAGGTCGCTGCCAGATAGGCGGCAGCCGACGCAGCCACAACGGTGCCAGCGGAGTTGTTGTAAGCGCCATAACCAACCGACAGGGTGGTCGAGGAGCCGAGAGCGTCATTCGCCAAGAAACCTTGGATGATCCGAGCGTGGTCCGGCAGGACAAACATCTCAATCACATCGCCCGAAGCCAGCGAGGAAGCCTCATAAGTCCCGTGCGCGATGCGAACACGGCCAGCAAGCTCGTTGGCCTTGTTCTTAACGGTCGGGTTTGCACGAGTATTCGTGCGTTGCGCAGAATAAACAGTAGCCATTGCTCTTCTCCTTATTCAGTGCAGAGGACTTCAACGACCTTCTTCTCTTCCATGCGGGTGGCGCCAAGCGTCATCGCATAGTAGATCTGGGTCGCATACGACTTGTCAGCACGCTCATCAATGCGGGCAGTCGGCTCACGGCCAACAGCCACCTTGATGCCGTCCATCGCCCAAGCGAAGACACGGCGAGCAGCCGAACCATCAACACCAAGGCGGTTGGTGACGATGAAGTTGAAGCCAACAAAGCTGTTGATTTCGCCCATCGCCAGGGCCTTGACGGTGTTGAAGTCCGACGAGGTAACCGTGGTGCTGTTCAGCAGGTTCGTGATCTGCTTCGGCGAGACCGCGATGTAGCGCGGGATCGACGGATCAACGTC